TCACCAGAGCTTAACTGGATCTGACCTATGTACTGTTCGTTCTCATCTCTGTAGTAGTGGAACCACTTACTTGATGTTGTATAAGCAGATAAAGCATTACCAATCAACCTACCTCCAGGTCTCTTTAATAGACCATGGGTGACATCAGGTATTACATTCTTAGCTGTTCTAACTTGTCCAGGTACTTTTAATTCGTCAGGCTGTTGTGATATACCTCCAAAATAATGAGGTATCTGTTGTGTAATACTCGTCATCTTTGAAGTGCTGTATATGGTTGATAGGTTCTATAAACACTCTTATCAGGAAATCCCATATATGAATGATCACCCTGATTACATTCATACTCCATACAAATAGCTCTTGTTTGTCCTTCTTGTTGTTGTAGTAGTTTTACAAGTTCTGGGTTACTTACTAATTGAGTAGCAGCCCTAACTGAAGATCTAGATATTATGTATCTTTTAAAAGCTGTAGGCAGTTCTTCATAAGCCCAAAGCCAAGTTATATCTAGCTTTACACTGCTATCAAATTCATAAGTTTGATTTATAGTATCCCAAAGTTTTCCATTCCTTCTTACTAGATTTTTATTCCTATTGAAATTATCTCCATGTAAGTCATACCTTAAGACGTTAGCTGGAATAGTTATATATTTAGTTGTGCTCTCTGGTTGCTTCTCTACATTGTATTCAGTATTAAATACCCAACCTTCATTCTGTACGTCTTTATTGACTTCGGTCAGTATGTTATAGATGAACCCTATCTCTGGATTCTCATAGTTTAATGTTGTCACTGGTGACTGACCGATAGCTCCCAGTATTGAATTCACTGCGGATAGTTCTGTATCGGTGTCAACTGTTGTGGGAATAGCCATAAAAAAAAAAGGGGAGACCGAAGCCTCCCATTGTATGTGTATAAAATATAGATTAGGAGAAGCTAGCGTTAGATATAGCTGTAGCCTCAGTACCAGATCCATCCCAACCTGTAGCGTTAGAGGAAGCTGTGTTAATACCAGCAATCAACTCAACTGCACATGCAGGGTTTAGGAAGTCGGCTCCCATTGCGAGCCTTCCGAGAATAACATCTCCTTGGTAAACCACTGAAACGTCTCCTGAAGTAGTTTGAACTTGTGGTCCAATAGCTTCAACAACACCTGCGGCTTCTTTCTGGAAGATTAATCCACAGCTATTAGCAAACTTAGAAGCAGTACCATAGTTGTTAACTGTTTTCTGAGTATTACTATTAGATGGTGTGTTTTTAGCATCCATGTCATCCATGGTTGCACCAACATGATCACCGAAGTTATCTTTAGAGTCGTAACCAGTTCTATTAGGATCGGCAGAAGTACCATACTTACCAAAGAATGGAATGTTCATTGACTTGTAGATCTTGATTCCACATATTTCAATGATGCCATTACCAGACTGTAAAGCTGTACCTTGTACGTCACGGTTGATTAGACCATTACTATTTACGTCCTGTATAAGAGCATAGTACTGTCTTGGGTTTAGAACAGCTACACGTCCGTCACCAGAAACTCCCTTCTCATCTAGAATTGCTGCTGCATCATAGAATGCATTCACCAACTTACCAGAATCGTAAGCGTCTTTCTTGTCTGTACTTGTATCTGCACCAACCTTAAGCATACTACCACCTGGCTCTTCAAAGTTACTCATGGTAACTGGACTTTGCTGTCTAGCTGCCTTTGTAATTGCTCTGAAGATTCTACGGTCATAGTTCTCTGCTAAAGCATAACCAATCTTACGAGAGATTTCTCCACGTAAATCGTAGTGAGCAAGAGTCTCGTCTAATTCATAAACGAAAGCACTGGAGATGAGTAGGTCATCAACTGTGATTGTCTTCTCTGCTACTGGAGGAGTCTTCTCATCGTTACCAAGTATGCTTTGACCTGGGACATGAAATTCGGATTTCGTACGACCTGTGTAGATGAACTGCAATGATTTGCCGTTCTTAAGTGTACGTCTAGTTACTAGATCCCTAGCAATTGTGTTGTGCTGGAATCCTTTGAACATTTCTCCGCTAAAAAGCTTGAGATATAATGCTCTTCTTTGATCAACTGTACCTGCTCCTGTTAAAGTACCGTTATTGGCACCTCCATAAATAGGACCATTGGCATTAGCTGTTGTGGCTTGTTGTGCCATGATTGATTAAAAAATAAATGTTATATAAATTTTCTCAGCTGAAATTTTTCTCGAGTTTTTTGTGGTCTATCCCACCGTCTAGACGGCTAATAGGTATCCTGCGTACAGGGCTAAGAGCCAAATTAGAATGAGATCCGACATTGAGGTGTCTCATTCCTATGGTATTGCAGATGTGCTGCTTCTACCAAAATAAAAAAGGATAGCAGTCCGAAGACTACTACCCATAGTTCATTTACTTTCTTCACAAAGTTGAAAGAGCTTCTTCTAATGAAATATCTTCATCAAATTTTTCTTCTTTCTTCTCTTCTTTCTTTGCAGTTTCTTTTGGTGAGTAAGCTACAGGGTGTGCTACTCCAAAACCAGTAGTTGATTGTTGAGACATTAGAAAGAATACTTAGCTCCTATTTTTGTACCATATGAATTGTCAGCATCTTCTTTAGTGATACCTGAGAACTCACCATAAATACCAAACTTCTGAGACACATTAAATGTACCTCCAAGCTTTCCAGATACTCCTGATTCTGTCCCGTCTACATCAGCAACAGCAGTGAATGCTGGACCGCCTTGAATGTAGTAATCAAACTTCTTTACTGAACCTTCGTATCCAACATGTAGATCAACAGTCCTTCCTGAATAATCAGAACCTGTGTATCCATCATTAGATTCGGCGTTCAAATAGATGCCAGCGGATGCAGGAGCAGACGCTAATGTGGTGGCTGCGAGAGCTAGTGCAATTGTTTTCATTAAATTAAATAGTTTTAGATTTTGTGTAAGAAATGCCGCGATACTTGTATGTGACTTTAATTGTCATTGGAAATCTCCAAGTACCTCAGACCCCGTTCCATGTCTAAGGTTTCATGCGTCCCGAAGGATGAACGGAAGTATCGTTAGGCTATTGGTGCGATCTCTTTAGCCGCTAGATCAAGCGGAAAGTTATGTGCGTTTCTTTCGTGCATTACTTCCATACCTAAGTCAGCTCTGTTAAGAACGTCAGCCCATGTTGGAATTGTTTTTCCACTAGCATCAACTACGGACTGATTGAAATTGAATCCGTTGAGGTTAAATGCCATTGTAGAAATTCCCATGGAGGTAAGCCATATGCAAACGACTGGCCAAGTAGCAAGGAAGAAATGAAGACTACGACTATTATTGAAAGAAGCATATTGGAAAATTAATCTCCCGAAATAGCCATGTGCGGCTACGATGTTATAAGTTTCATCCTCTTGTCCAAACTTGTACCCATAGTTCTGAGATACAAGCCCAGTCGTTTCTCTAACAAGTGAGGAAGTAACAAGACTTCCATGCATAGCAGCGAATAAAGCTCCACCGAATACCCCTGCAACACCGAGCATATGGAACGGATGCATAAGGATATTGTGCTCTGCCTGAAAGACAAACATAAAATTGAAAGTCCCTGAAATACCAAGAGGCATACCATCACTGAAGCTCCCCTGACCGAATGGATACACAAGGAAGACAGCAAAGGATGCTGCAACTGGTGCGGAATAAGCTACACATATCCAAGGTCTCATTCCGAGTCGATAACTAAGTTCCCATTGTCGTCCCAGGTATGCAGAGATACCGATGAGAAAGTGGAATACAATAAGTTGATATGGTCCTCCGTTATACAACCACTCGTCGAGGGTTGCAGCTTCCCAGATTGGGTAGAAGTGAAGACCGATTGCATTGCTTGACGGGACGATTGCCCCAGAGATGATGTTGTTTCCATAGAGAAGAGAGCCAGCTACAGGTTCTCGAATTCCATCTATGTCAACTGGTGGTGCAGCTATGAAAGCTATGATAAATGCTGTTGCAGCGGTTAATAGTGCAGGGATCATAAGCACACCAAACCACCCCAAGTAGAGGCGGTTGTTGGTGCTAGTAACCCAGTCACAGAAACGCTGCCAGTTGTCAAATGGTTTTGTTAGTGTGGCTGTAGTCATTTATAAAAAGGGTTTAAAAAATACCAGGAATAATTTGTCCTGTTGTGACGTATGCTCCAAGAGCAGCAACTATGCCAATCATTGCTAACTGTCCGTTAGTTCTTTCAGCTTGCTCCATCATGAAGTTCTGTTCGTTTTCGTTCATAAGTCTTGGGGGTGTTTCTTTTGCAAAAATATTCTGCTTACCGTATTCGGTAGTTGTAGTCATTGAATTAAAAGATAGGTGAACGGCGATGATGAACTGTCAGGTCGCCATATCTATCTAAAAATCTATATCTGATCTATCTAGTTTTGCTATTAAATCTTGTCTATAAGCGGGGTCATTTTCGTAACGAGGATCACTCATAGCTTCAACGACTTCTGCCTGACTTCTAAATGTAGAAGAGGAAGTCTTAGGTGCTTTGCCAGAAAGCATCCTACCCTCGTACCCATTAGCAATATCGTATTGAGATTTTATACCTTCTATTGCTAATTGTATTGCAGCAGTATTACCTGACTCAACTATGTTATCAAAAGCTTCTATGTAAGGTTCATTAAGATTTTCTCCAGCCCAACCTATTAAAGTGTTGTACTCTTTCTCTCCACCTACTGAGTTTTGAATAGTATTAATATCACTTTCACTAATTTCTACAGCTTCTTGTACTTCTTCTTGAGGTTGTTGTGCTTGTAAGTCTAAATAAGCATTTACTAAATCTTGACTACTCATACCAGAAAACTTTTCAATAGTCTCTGGAGATAACTCACCATCATTTTCATAATACTCAGCTGATGCTTCAGTAATTAATTCAGCTGCTTCAGAATATTCCTCAGTTTCTTCTGATTCTTCTTCCTCTCCTTCTTCTTCATCGTATTCGGAGTCCCCAGCATCTTCGCTATCTTCATCGCCTTGTCCTCCAAGCTTTTTTTGAAGTTCAACATAAGCTTGTTCTAAATCCTCTGCATTCTTATATTTACCTGCAAGTAAACCTTCGTGCTCGGCTTGCATCTGCTCACCAATCTGTAAGGAGTCTTGTTCTTCAGCACTTAAATTATCAAAATCAGTTGACGATTCAGCATCAGTATTAACTGTTAATGTTTCTGACATGTTTATTCTGTAGGTGGTTGTGTTTCATCAGGTGCTTTCATCGTTCCACCTGTTAATTGTTCAGCAACTTCCATTGCTTCTGGATTTTTAGAGGGATCAGCTAATGGTGATGACATGAATTGACCTGCCTGTCCAACTAATTGTTGACTTGCTTGTAGCTGTTGCTGTTGAGCCATGTCTTGTTGTATCTGTTGTGCAGACTTGACTAAGTTCAATACATCAATACCTTGTGCTGCTGCTAATCGTTTGATAGCTTCTGAAGGATCAATGAATTTCAACAATGCTTCTGGACCTAATGTCTGAGAAATGGTTGTTATGAAATTGGTAAGACTTTCTCTATCTTGACCACGACCTAACGCATTAACTCCAGCTACGATCTGTGGACGTACCAAATCTTTAGGTATGTTTGGTATTTCCTTAGACCTTTGAAGTATTAATAATGTTCTATCCAAATATGGTACGAGAAATTCAATCGTGAGCAGTGAAAATATACCTCCCAATTGCTGTTCGAGTTCTAACTGAGTAAGTCTGACTTCCTCTGCTGTAGTTCTTTCACTCTGTCTAATATTTAAAACAAGGAAAGCATCATAGATTCTTTTCTCTAAACCTTGAACCATCTGTGCAGCTGTACTGAAGTCAGCAGTTTTACCAACTTGAACTACAGCTACATCCTCTGGTCTGCCTTGTACGATTGCTCCATTACCAGCCTTAGCAATTGTTGCTGGTTTGGTAGTAGAACTCGGAGACACAAGGAAGATAACTTTTGCTGCACTAGCAGCTCCTTCAACTAGAGCTTGGGATAAACCTTCAAGTGATTTGAGATCACCAAGAAACTCTTCTACTCTGCCTCTTCCGTAATCTTCTCCATCAACCGTATTAAATCTGAGTACCAACCAAGGACTAGCTTTCTTTGGTGCTGTACTACGACTATTAGGAATGATTTTATCCATCGCTTCCTGATGCCAGATCCAGCGTCCACTCTTTTCATCTAGTCTGACGTAGGTATACACCTCAACGTCATCGTTGTTAGAGCTTATTGATTTATCCACTACATCAAGTGGATCAGGATCAGGCAGCTCTATACCTAATACCTTTCTACTAATAATTTCTTTAGTAACTATTTCTAGGACGTTACCATTACCATCTCTGTTGATTACATATCTATTTAATGGGAAGTTCTTTAGACCATCTTTACCCATAAATATCAAAGCATTACCACCTACAATGAGGTGCTTTAATGCTTGATGTACTACAACCCGATCACTAGATGCAGCTATATAATCCATGACCATTCTCTCCATCTTAGAGAAGGAAAGATCTAGTTCACTACGAACCTCTGGTGGGATATCCTCTCCTAACTTATCATCTCTAACTTGTAGTTTAAAGAATGTAGTTTGAGGAGGAAGTAATGCCAGCATTAACTTTGCTGCCAGCGTTACAACTGCTTTAGATCCACAGCTCTGCCATGGAGTTATTAATGTCTTGTGATTAGGTTTAGAACTTGTATCTTTTTCAATGAGGTAAGGCAACGTGAGCTCAGAACAAGTAACTGCAGTGTCTAAGAATTGAGATCTACTACTGGTTAATTGACTGTATCTTTCACGTGCGTTCATTAGTAATTACCTGATACTGGTGCATCACCACCAGTGTTTACATTGCTTCCTAACTTGATTCTTAAAGCACCTGTACCCTTAGTCATTGGGTTCTTATCTTTCTTACTACGTGCTCTCTTTACCTGTGGATTCACATCTGTAACTAGGGGTTCAGGTGTAGGCAAAGGTGCTCTTGGTGGCTCAGGTGGTGGTGGAGCTGGTGCTAAAGGTGGTGGTGGTGGCGGACTTGATTGTTTAAATAGACACATTAGATTTCATCCTCCATAATTGATTTGAGATATTCAATGACACTGGCTTGACCAGCTCTATACATAACTGTGTTTATGTCATCTTTAGGATGGATAGGTTTCCAGCCAAAGTTTTCCTCAAGTCTTATTAACAGCTTGTCTAACCTTTCGTTGTGTAGCTTAAGAGTATTGAGGGAGATTTGTGTTTGCATGTTCGAAGAAGGCTGGCATCCGAGCTGACTTGGTGGCAGAAAGTTCTGGAGCCTTGCCGTTATACATTAAATTGTCGCTAGAATCCAGCCAAAATTTTTTGTCTAAATATTTATCGCCATAAGTATTTTTACTTAGGGGTTCCATGATCCAGTTAATGGTGGCTTTCCTGAGTTTGTCCAGAGAATTACTAGGCCGTAAGCCCATATCGTGACATACAAGGCTATTAGTGGCCACGTGTATCTGTTCGTCTCGGGATATGTCAGCTGATACCGTTCTGAGACCAGCATCCCCATTAAAACGAAAAAAAGGAAGTAATACAAAGAATATTGCACGTTCTATAACTAGGGCTTTGGTAATCATGTGATCTGGGTGCTCTTCCCATGCATCCCTTAAGAGGAATGCCTCTTTCTCTGACTTCTCATCAACGCCTATAGCGTTAGTGATGTAGCCAAGGGCAAGATCATGTTTTATCTCATCCTTGACGTTTGATTCGAGGAGTTTCCGAGCAGAAGCAGGTACGTCTTTCTCAAGAGCTTCGGAGATAAAATCCCCAACTGGTAGCTCCATGTGACGTATTGCCAAAGCTCTGTAGATGGTCTCTTCAGCTCCTGCTTTAAGTGTTCCTCCTGTTGTCTGGACAGGAGTCCATGTTCTCTTTCTATTGAGTAACTTTTCATATGGGTTCATTCTTGACAATCGCATTGAGGTTCGTTGTTTAGAATCCCCTGCAAATAGTCTTGGACATCGTTCTCGTCTAAAGCTGCATATGCGTCGCTCTTATCCTGAACATCGCCCATAATCTGAAGACTATAATAAAGGGATGTTTGGGGACTATCTAGCCACTCTTCAACGAACTGTTCGTCGTAGGTTATTACATCTGACCATGAGTTAAATGAATATCCGTGAAGAAGCCCTGTGAAATTCATCATATACATAAGTTGATCAGCAACCTTTTTATAGGCATCCCAACCAACTTCTGAGGCGATCTCTACATCACCATATTCATATGTCTGAACTCCAAATGTACCTGAATCTCTATCTACACTCCGAGCTATAGGAGGTGCAATTTCAGGTGTGCATGTAAAGCCTTCTCTGTCTTTACTGCGATATGAACAGCTTGCGGTAGGAGCTATAGCAAATGCTCTCTCCATATTATATTCTCTAGCAACTTCAGCCGCACTCTGAATGCCTTTATAAAATTCTGCTGCTAATAGACCAGCTGTACCTAATCCAGGTATGCCATCATTAACTGCTTGTAGTGCATCACCAAACTGTTCGTAGGTGATATTGTTTTGTCTTAGTAGGTTTGCTAATCCAAGCATCCCGAATCCAACTTGCCTATCCGTTGACGAGGGGAGGTATTCTCCAGAACCATCAACGCCTGTTTTACTATGGAGGTCGCACAGACTTCGCATACCCTCAACAAAACCTTTTGACACGTCGGAGATTTTACAGGCACCGAGACAAAGGTGCTGCAAGAGGCAAGTTCCTCGTGATGGCAGGTAAACTTCAAGACAGACATTGCCTCTGATTCTTTTTCCATTTTTATCGTACTTAGTTTTGTTTAACCATATGTCACCTGATCTGATGCCATATATCACCGCATCTCTGGTTGTCTGATCAGCGTTTTTCCATTTTTCATCATTAATGTTGACACACCTTTTAACCCATGGGAGTTCGGATCTAGGAGTAGTAATAAAGTCAATAATGTCAGGGTGATCCAAGTCGAGATGAAGAACACACGCACCATTTTTATAATGCCCCCCTCTACGGATTATTTCATTTAAGGTTGAGTAGATTTTTCCGAACGACACTGGTCCAGAAGCTGTAAGACCCTTTCCATTTTCTTGTCCTTTGGGTCGGAGCTTTGATAGATGGACAGCAACTCCTGCTCCATATCTGAGTGCATGAGAGACGAATCTCCAACTTGCTTCGATGCCATTTGGTCCCTCCATTGAGTCTTCTACTACGAAGACAGTGCATGACACTGGTAGGCGGGAGGTGGGATCATCAATCCAGTTCTGAACCCGACCAGTTCTAGATATTAAATTTGTCATTAAACTAGATCAGTTAATGTAGGTGGTTGATAGTTTTTGCTCTTTAATACTTTTCCGTCTTCTCTATATGTAGGCTTTCCATCCTCATCTAGTTTTGACATATTACTAATGTGGACTCGATGTAGAGCTTCATCTAAATCCCAATTCATATTTGCTGCGTATTGGTAACAGACATATACAAGATCACTGAGTTCTTTAAGAGCATCCTCATGAAGAGAAGTGCTATTTCTAAATAACATCCCCTCTGATTCTAAGAATTCTTTAAATTCCTCAACGATCAAATTCTTTTGCATACGCCTCGATTTGAGAGTTTTGGAGTTCTTCACATTGAACGAGTTCCTGAACTCTTTGGCTTGTTCTAAATTCGACTTCATTTTGTAGGTAATGGATGGCTTTTTCTAGGTCGTCTATGTCGTCATATTTATGACCAGCTCTACAGACGTATTTGATTACGTTTCCGAGGTGGAAGTTGAGTTCTTGATCACGAATAAAATTCCATGGCTGGATGGATCCACGCCTGTAATATTGTGGTCCTTCATCACTGGTGGTTTTGGCCATTTAGCTATTAAGTTATTTAGACTGTTGATTAATACAAAGTTTTGTTTTTGTAGTGCAAGGAAGACGGTTTTAATGTCTTCCCTACTTGTCTCTGGATTGTTTAAGCCATCTGTTAAAAGCCTAAGCTTTAAATCTTGCTCAACTGTTAATGCAGTAATCGGCTGAGGGATTCCATAGTATGGGTTCCCCTTTTTCGTGGTCATAATCCTCCGTAGTTAAGATTTTTGCTAGACGTGCATTTGTTAAAGCATCTTCTTCGGTTAATCCTTTATCTACAAATGCATCTAGTAGTGTTTTCCAACTCCAACCCTTTTCTTCAAACAACTTGGTAGCCCTCTTGATACCAATGCCAGGGATTCCGGCATACCCATCAGTATTATCTCCAGCTGCACTCTGAACTAGATGCCACTTAGCACCCTCTTCTTTGGTGATTGTGAAAGAGTCTTCTAGGTTGTAGACCATGCCAGGTATTTGTTTCATGTCCTTATCAGGGCTGACAATGATGTTGCCTGTATTCTTTGTGGCATAGATACCCATAGCATCATCTGCCTCAAGGGTAGGCATAGTGATTACTTCAAACTCAGTCTTGAGTTTATTGATCACACGTTTGTAGGCACATGGCTTTTTACGATTTCGATGACCTTTATAGTCGGCTTGAATTTTCTTCCTGAAATTATCAGGGCTACTAAAGAAAAGAATAATATCGTCAAAAGAACCAAAGTGATTCTCTATTCTTTTTATCTCTCTCATTACACAGGCATAAGCCTCAGTAAATTTAGAGGTAACAACTACAACATCATCTCCAAAGTCAATCTCTGTTTCAGATGCTGCACAACATTTATAGACTGTAAAGTCTGCATCAATTAATAATTTCATGTGGTGGTAAGGAGATATTTAATTAAATTGACAACACCTGTAAAGTTATCTCCAGCTCTTGAAAGTGCTACATTACAGTTGTCACATACCCAACCACGAAACTCACCTGTTTGATGATCATGGTCTAATTGCAAAGTCTTTCTAGTTGGACCTAGATTTGGGTTTGTTAAAGGGTCTAATCCACAACATTGGCAATGGGTAGGCATAGGTGGTGCTATCTTTTTTAGTCGTCTAAGAATGGCGTTTTCTAAAGCTTGACATTGTTTACAGTAAATAGAGATTCTTTTTTTTTGTTTACCTTCACCTCTTCTACTGAAACAATTAATAGGTTTATGTTCTCCACATTTTCTACAAACTTTAGTGGACTTCTGACCAATCCCTTCCTGACTTTGCTTCTGCTGCGATGGGGACTCTAAGGTTATAATACTCCCCAGCTCTAACTGCTGAGTGTTCAAGAGCGAATCTCATATCATCTATATGTTTCGGAGCACACTCGTATTGGATTTCGTCATGTATAAATGCGAGCTGGTGAGCATGTAGTCCAGCCTGTTTAATTGTTTCGTCTGCTATTAGTAGCCAACGTTTCGCGATAGTCGCTGCCGATCCTTGAAGAAGGAAATTTAATGCCTTGTGAGGGCTGTCTACTAAAAGTGATCTTCCGTCGATAGCCAAGATCTTGCCTGTAGTAGCCCGCTTCTTAACAGCCGATAGCAATTCTGATAATCCAGGGATGGCTTTGATGAAGGCATCTCGAATTTCTTTTCCTTTAGCTGCTGCCTTATTATCTGATAGTTGTTTGTCATAGCTCTTACCTATGCGAGTTGCTGATGCCCCATAAAGAAAGGCGTACGTTACGGTTTTGACAGCCCTTCGGGTAATGCCAATTTTGTCGGCATTGACTTGGTGAATGTCTCCGTTGATAAGGATGTCGGCATAGCGTCCATCATCATATTTCGCAAGATAATGGGATAATATTCTAAGCTCAATGCCGCTAAGGTCAGCACCGCACATAACCATGTGAGGGGATGCCTTAAATAATTTCCTAAATTCTTCATTTGCTGGTACTTGGGCTAGATTTGGTTTTCTGTGAGCACATCTAAATGTGTTTGTTGAGACTGAACAGCTGTGATGTATTCGATTAGATGTCGTACATAACTTGAGCCATGCGTTCACGCCTTCTGATATCATCCCTAACGCCTTCTTCAGTTCCAAGCACCGAAGAAAATCCAGAGCAATATCCGTCCCAATGTCCTTGAGAACGATTTCGTCTACTACGGGCTTGCCGTTCGAGCTTATTAATGAGGGTGTCCATCCATAATGAGTCGTCAGTATCCATGCAATATGGTCTCTTGATGTAGGATTAAGTTCTTTTAGTCGGGTGAATTCAGCTCCTTCAATATATCCTGTTCGTTTATTAGATCGTTTCGGAGAAAAGCTTGATCCTCCGATGTAAGTGTGCCTGTTGCGAAGTACTCTACTAAGTTCCTCAAGTTCCTTTCTGAGAGACGATTCAAGTTCCCATGCAGCTGGTTCATCAAAGTACCATCCATGTAATTCTTGTTTTGAAAGTATGTGTGCGACTGAGTGTTCTAACGAGACCCAGTCAGGTAGGGGTGAAAGTGGTCGCATAATTTTTTAGTTACTACAACGTCTTGAGCACAGTAATCTTCCATCTCTTGGCTCCATTCAGACCAATCAGAGGTCTTGCCGAACGCTCCTTTGTATTCTCCTAACCTATAACCATAGGATTCAAGTGAATGTCTACCATATAGTTGTAATGGCATTTGTCTCCACTCATGTTTCCTGTCTATATCTAAGATATTTGGATGGTATAGACGTGATAAAAGAAGAGTATCAACAATGCGAGCACGGGGAGAGAAATAGTTATATAGTTTGCTAAGACACGGGAGATCAAAACCAATAATGTTATGGCCAACAAGCGTGTCAGCAACAAGTAACTTACCAATTCCCTCAGAAATGGAGTATCTGTTGTTCTTTTCATCGTTGTAAGTTTCAACTGTGTCAGTCGTAGAGTCATATATAGCTAGGCAATGAATGCGTGTTACGTCAGGTAAGAGACCATTGGTTTCAAGGTCAAATACAAGAGTCATTTCTTCTTCTGCCACGTATAAGTTTTGTCTTTAAACTGAGCTTTCTTTTTTGCCTCCTCAGTTGGAGGCTTTGGTTTATTTAAGTGAGTGTACCAAGGATGTTCATACTCACTATTTTCAAAAATCCGTGGTTTCGCTGGTTCCACGTAGAAAGGATGGTTCCTTATTTTCATT